CAACGCCGACTATATTGTTATCAACGGATCAATGAATGGTAATATCGACACCCTTCGAACCGACATTCGAAACTTCGCAGCGACTGTATCATTCACAGGCGGAAGAAAGTATGTTATTCTCGACGAAGCTGACTATCTTAATGCCAATTCGACGCAACCAGCGTTGCGTAACTTTATGGAAGAATTTTCCAGCAACTGCGGGTTCATTCTCACCTGCAACTTTGTCAACAGGATTATCGATCCACTTCATTCTCGCTGTTCCGTTGTAGAATTCAAGATTGGTGCTAAGGAAAAGGCTGAGCTTGCAAAGCAGTTCCTCGCGCGCGCATGCGGGATCCTAGATCAGGAGAACGTTGGCTATGACAAGAAAGTCCTAGCCGAAGTGATCATGAAGCACTTCCCTGATTGGCGTCGAGTTCTCAATGAGTTGCAGCGATATTCAGCTCGTGGCACGATTGATGCTGGTATTTTGGCTTCCGTTGATAACGTGGAGATCAAGGAGCTCGTTAAGTATCTTAAAGCCCGCGAGTTCGAGAATATGCGTAAGTGGGTCGCACAGAACGCCAGCATGGACGTGAATGTGTTATTCCGCAAGCTGTATGACGCAGCCAGCACGATCATGAAGCCCGAGTCAATCCCGCCACTAGTCCTAGCCTTGGCAGACTATCAATACAAGGCTGCGTTCGTTGTGGATCAGGAGATCAACTTGGCAGCCTGCATGACTCAAATCATGATCGAATGCGAGTTCAAGTAACCCTTGACAACTTGACGCCATTGAACTACAATATAATAAGTTGATGTGAAAACGGATTGGCGTGCAGCCAGTCCTATATGTCTGTTATGGAGACTACCTTGAAAAACTATCAACACCTACTACGCCAAACTCTCTGGGAATTTGACGAGGACGTCTATCTTCGCGAAGCCGGAAGTCTCAAAGCCTTTCTGAAGGATGAAAAGAAAAGCGTTTTCTGCGAAAGTATCTTTCGTCGAGACGTCCAAGAAGTTATGTTAAAGTCTTTCCTTGAAGCAGTGACTCGTGACTCTACTGTCAAGAAGTTCTTTACCATTATGGCTCCGACTGGAACAGGTAAGACGTTCACCATTTCCAAAGCCCTCGTTAACATCTGGAAACTTGAACGCGACTTCGTTTCTATTCCGATCATCATCGCCCCCGACAATACTGCCCTCGAAGCGTCTATTGCCGAGTGTGAAGATAAGGGGATCAAGATCGTCAAGTCCAATAGCATTAAATCTGCTAGCCACATTGATTCGTATCTTAAGCACCTTAAGCGCGAACCTTTCGTCATCGTTGGTACGGATGCGTCTTTCGTCAAGAAAGTTGAATTCTATAGAGAAGCCAGTAAGAAGTATGCGTTCATCGTAATTCGAGACGAAGCGCATCATGGCGCACATTCTCTGTTTGATTCCAAGGATGCGACTGGTGCTAACGTCGAGAAGCGAGTTTGGGTGAATACCCTCCGTGCCTTCCGCGATATGAATGAAAACAATCGCGTTATCCTGTTCACGGGCACGCCATCCAATGCTCTCATGTCGACTGGTCTTGCTGAAGATCGCAACGAGTTTGAAGTCCTCTTCATGTGCGCCTCGCCCATCGAAGCTGCGATTCGTGCGAAGTTCGATACTAGTCCAGACTCCAAGACAGCTATGAAGAAAGCGAAGGCGCGCAGCAAAGAGTGCGATAAGCTCATTAAGCGCCTTTTCGAGTTGACCAAAGAAAGCACATTCGAACCAGGCGTAGTTGGTAGTACGATGTCGTATGCTGCTATTCGTCGCTCGAAGCACGGCCATAACTTCAACTCCAAAGACTGTTGTGATTGGTTGGATAAGAACAAAGTCAGCTACGTTCGTCGCGACCAAGACAATAATGATCCAGACTTCATTGAGTGGAAGAATTTCCTCTCTGGCAACGAAGTCCATTTTGGCGTATTCATTCGCTTGGGTCTAACGGCTATGAGTTTGAAGAATCCAATCTCAGTCGTTATCCATGAAGACTCTCAGACCGAACCTAAAGATAAGACGAAGCGTCTCATCACCAACCAGAACGAACAGCGCATGGGTCGTCTGACACGTTGTGCGTTTTTTCAAGACTGGAAGCATGCCTGTGAAATGCTGAACAAGTGGAGCCATGACGCAGAAGTCACACAGCTCCTGATGAAATTGATCACGGAATTTGCGTTTCACAAAGTCATCTTTGTCGTAGGTGACTCTAAGGGTAAGGCACTCGATGCGTTCGAGAATAAGTTCAAGATGGGTAAGATCCGCGATATGGATCAGTTCATCACGCTCGTGCGTGAAATCTATAATCATCGTCTCGTCAAGACAGAGAATCGTTCATATGAAATGGTTACAGAAGTTAAGCGCCTGCTGAATCGCTGCCCATTCAAGCGTATGAATCGTATCGAAGTCGCTCACATCATTCCGAATGCTGTCATTTCTGCTGGGCTAGTTAAGTACGAGGAGCATGTCGGGAACTATATACCTCTGAGCGCTGACGTACACAAGCTGTTCGACGCCAAGCTATTCTATATGGAATACGACAAGAGTGGCAAGCTGAGAGCTCACTATGCGCCAAATCTGACTGATATTGACAAGGAGGACTTAGCTATCTCTGAGATCGTCGATGGAATGGTTGTAGAGCTCCCCTACTCCCTCTCAACGGATTCCCTGGAGTACCGTAAGGCGATGGTGATGGGAGATGTCTAATCCCTTCATCTACGCCGACAGCGTCAGCTATACCAAGAAGAATCTCATGAGGGGAACAGCCAACGATGAGTTGGCAGAGAAGGGTTATAAGCCCTATCTGATGAATCGCTCGCTCTCCTATCATCAGGATGCCATTCTCTATATCAATGAGATGAATCGTCGCCCTACTGCTGAACACAAGTGGCAATACGAGTATTTACTAAATAGCCTGCGGAAGCGTAAGAGGTATTCCAAGTGGAAGAAACAAGACCCCAACGCATCTGTCGAAATGATCATGGAGTATTTCAGCTATGGTCGCGAAAAGGCGGAGCAGGCCCTGCGCGTTTTGACCGATGAACAGCTAGCCATGATCGAGGTTGCACTCGATAAAGGTGGAAAAGGATGAACACATCGGTTGATAGTATGGTCGAGATCAAACTTCGATCAGCAGAAGATTTCCTAAAGATTCGTGAGACACTAACCCGTATTGGCGTCGCTTCAAGACGCGATAAGGTACTGTTTCAATCATGTCACATCCTGCATAAGCAGGGTCGTTACTATATCGTTCACTTCAAAGAGTTGTTTGCGCTCGACGGTAAGCCCACGAACTTTTCAGACGAGGACAAGGCAAGGCGTAATACGATTGCCAATCTTCTTGCTGAGTGGGAACTTATTGATATCGTCGATGTCGAGCGTACGAAGGAGCCGGTTGCGCCACTGAATCAAGTTAAGATTTTGGCGCATAAGGAGAAGAATGAGTGGAAGCTGGAAGCCAAGTATAACATCGGAAAAAAACGTTCCGAGACTTGACATTTTACGCTGCACCGCTTATATATAATGTTGTGACGCCGAACGGGTCACTATCTTAACCTTGCCTAACAGGAGGTCTATATGACTAAGAATGACTACGCACAAATCCCATCACCATTTGGTCAGTTCGATCCATTCTCGATTGGTTTCGACAAGAGCTTCAAGACTCTCACGGATCAGCTAGAATCTATGGGTAAGGCTCTTCCAGGCTATCCGCCATACAACATTAAGAAAGTCGACGAGAACAAGTATGTCATCGAGCTGGCTGTTGCTGGATTCGCAAAGACTGATCTCGAAGTAACTCTTGATGGTGGGAAGCTGACTATCGCTGGTAAGACCAAAGATACCAGCGATCTGGATAATGCGAATGCCTACTACTTCTACAAGGGTATCGCAGAGCGTGCGTTCACACGCACATTCACTCTTGCCGATTCTGTAGAAATCAAGAATGCCGAAATGGTTAACGGCATTCTGAAGGTTTGGCTGGAAAACTTTATTCCAGAACACAAGAAGCCCAAGAAGTTCGACATTAAAGACGGCCAGTAATACGGTTGTCGATTCTTACATTATGTGCTGGGCAGTATTCCGCTGCCCAGCTTTTTCTGTTTAAGGAGACCAAATTGTTTACCACTATATCAGCTCTACTAAATTCAATCAGATACTACGACACAATCGTTCATCTAGCTAAACTCTCAGACGACGAACTCAAGCACCTTAATCTTTCGCGTGGCGATATCGCTCATGTAGCCCTTAAGCAGTATTGGAAGTCAAATGGCATCCCTTCTCAATCTTTTCGTTGAGTTCAAGCAACTCTTTCGTCAAATGATGGGTAATAGACCTTATGGTTAATTCTATTCGTAAACTATTCTCTGATATACTAAATCATTTCTCTAACATGGGAAGTTATCCTAACGGCTAAATAGCACGAAAGGAGGCCCCCATGTTAGTGACACACGAACAACTATGCCAGTTCTTTGAAGATACTACAGAAGAATGGCTATTAGAATGTACAGAACCGCTGAACGACGCGCTCGCATTCTACGAAATTAACACTCCCCAACGCATCTCTATGTTCCTGGCTCAAGTCGGACACGAGTCCGCAGGTATGTCAGTCACAGAAGAAAATCTAAACTATTCCGCTCAAGGACTCAACAAGATTTTCCCAAAGTATTTCGCTCGCGCAGGACGCGATGCAAATGCTTATGCAAAGAAACCCGAAAAGATTGCGAACGTAGTTTACGGTAATCGCATGGGTAACGGTGACGAAGCGTCTGGTGACGGATATCGCTATCGTGGTCGCGGATTCATTCAGCTCACAGGAAAGAGCAACTACGCTGCTTTCGCGTCTGATATGGAAATGCCGCTTGAAGAAGCCGTAGCATGGTTGGATACTGCAGAAGGTGCAGTCTGGTCAGCTTGTTGGTTCTGGGATTCCCGCGAACTAAACAAGTGGGCTGACAAAGGTGATATTGTAACTGTAACTAAGAAGATCAACGGTGGAACAATCGGTCTAGAAGATCGTAAGCATCATTATGAAGAAGCTCTTCACATTTTTTCATAAGGAATTACGATGCCTAGATTTGGTAACCCCGATCCGAACGATGAACCAGTAAAAGTACCTGTTGCTATGGATCAGCTAGATCCAGCAACGAAAGGTGCAGCTTCAAGAATCGACTATGGTTATTCTTCACGACCATCGTACGGTTCGTCTTCCATGGCTCCAGCTGCACCACAACTTTCGGAAGCAGCTCAACTCGCAAAGATTGAGTTGGAGAAGAAGCAGTGGGAAGCTGAGAACGCAAAGCAAAACGAAGACTGGATGGTCAAGAAGTGGCGTCCAGCAATGGGTTGGTGCTATATGGTTATCTGCGTGCTTGACATGGCAATCTTTCCAGTGCTATGGTCAATCGCTCAGGTTATGGTCAAGACACCACTAACACAATGGATGCCACTAACGCTGCAAGGCGCTGGTCTATTCCATCTCGCAATGGGAGCCGTCCTTGGTATTGCCGCATGGTCCCGCGGTCAAGAAAAGATCCAGGGTGTAACAAAGTAAGGAAATGATATGAATGTGAATCCTGCGAATATTGAAGACGTACAGAATGCTCAACTTGAAATCATGATGCTTCGCTTGATTTCTGGTGAAGAGATTATCGGCAAGGTTGGTGTTATTGGAAACATGATCAAGGTAGTCAAGCCTGCTGCTGTCATGCTCCAACCACCAACTTCTGCTGCTGGTCGTGCTAACATGGCTCTCGTTGATTACATTCCTATGGCTAAAACCAAGGAGATCATTCTTGATCCGCGAAACGTTCTCTTTACCTATGAGCCAGACGCACAGATCGAATCAGCATACAATCAAAACTTTGGTTCTGGTCTCGTGCTACCCAAGAAAGGGATCTTGACAACTGCGTCATAAAGTGATACTATATCACTATGACAAAGTTTTACACGAACGCTCTCGAAT